GGCTAAGGTCAGCAGGAGCAACAGGGATGTGGTAACCCGCCACCCCTGCTATTGCCCCATATGTGGGGCAGAACGGAGAAAGAAATGATCACAGCAGTTGCTTGGGGCATGTATTTGTCCTTGATTGGTTTGTTTATTTGGCCAATCAAAACAATCATGGAAGAAATGAGACAAAGGTCATTAGACGATGACTTTGAAGAGTTCGAAGATGAGTTCCCGTTTATGTGGGAGGAGGAGTAGTGCTTGTGGAATCTTTTGGATCTATAATCATTCCATTAGGAACGGATATGTCAGCATCTATCCGACAAGATGGTAACACCAAGTGTGTTGCCTTGTACGTGCCAAACCAACTAGTACCAGCAGATAAGTGGACTGCCCGCTCATCTGACATAACAGGGTATTGGGTTGTGTTCCAAACTACCGAAGAATTAATCACCATTCTTGATGAGTTAGTTATCTACAACGAGGAGTTAGCACATGAAGAAACATAAAATATGCGTAAGCATATGTGTTGAGTTAGATGAGGGAACATACTTCCCTGAGCGTTATCAACTTGACCCATCAGATGTTCTTAGTATCAGATCCAAGATGGATGATGATGCTGAGCCATATCTCATGGAGATCTTAGTACAAGAAGTACTCAAGACTTCCATAGAAGATCTAGGTGGCACATGCAAAAGTATGTGGTCAACTAGCGAATCATGGGATCAGCCATGAAGAACTGTGTGTATTGCGGGAGTGCAATGCATCCAGAACGTCCTTTTGATTACTGTTTAGATGACAGTTGTTATGCAAAAGGTTTTAAGCAGGCAGAGTATTACATCTTAGGAGTGCATAAAAGCACACCTATTATATGCGGCCCAAAGTCAAGTGAAGTCACAGCCAATGTGTCATTCATGAATGCAAAATAAACAAACCAACCAACCGTCCAAGGAGGACAATCATCATGGCAAGTGTCAAAGAATTAAGGAATGGGATGAGAGTGGTGGGCAAGTATCCGCCATTCAAGGACGCTGAGGGTGAGATCACTCGCAGTGTATTGGTGCCAGGTGGTCCTGGTAGCAAAATCGAAGTGAAGTTTGACGATGCTTTGTTAGGTACCGTTGAGATTCTGCCCAAGGGCATTGAATTGATTGGACGTGTTAGCGTTGCAAACGCCGCCTCGTCCACTACAGCCACTGTTACTACTCAGGTAGGTAATGTGGTCATCAGCGATATGCGTATTGAATCGCTAGACGATCCTGCATTGGACGACTTCCGTCCTATGATTAACCCCAAGAACTATGTCAGCCGTACCCTTGCGGGTGGTAAGACGGACTTGGAAGTTATGGAGTCGTACTTCAATCGTCGTGACGAAAACGACGGGTATCCCGTGTCTGTCGCTCTTGTTGGTGATACGCAATCAGGTAAGACCTACCTCATTCAGGTACAGGCTTTCCGTATTGCCAAACTGTTGGGACTACAAAAGCCATTGCCGTTGTTCCTGCTCGCAGGTTCAAGCGCAATCACCGATCACGACCTGTTCGGACAGTATCGTCCGATCATTGTCAATGGGCAAGAACGTCTTGTGTGGATGGAGGGCATCGTTGCTCTAGCCGCTCGTCTCGGTGGTATCTTGTATCTTGACGAGGTTAACGCTATGTCAGGTAGTGTTACGGCTGCCATTCACCCACTGCTTGACAACCGCCATCAATTTGTCAACATCCGTAAGCCTGTCTGGAAAGGCACGGTTGAGGTTGATCCAATCACAGGAATTGAAACGCATCACGGTGCGTATCGCCCCGAGACAGTGGTGGCGAACAAGAATCTGTGGATAATGGCAAGCTGGAACCCTGGCTATGCAGGTATGGCCAAGACCAACGAGGCCTTTGCTAACCGCTTCAAGTTGCTTGAATGGAACTACGATGAGGAAGTAGAAAAGAAGCTCATCAAGTCACCAGCAGTTCGTTTGCTTGGTCAGGCACTGCGTAATGCACGTGCTCAGCGTTCAATTACTACTCCTGTTGGTACAAGAGCACTGCAGTTGCTTGAGGGTGACTTGGTTCACTTTGGAGTTGAATTTAGTGTGTGGGCATTCAAGGGTCAGTTCATTACATCACAGGAAAAAATTGTGGTGAGTGAAATTATCAAGGATCGTGGCATTGAACAAATGATGCGAGATGAGTTTGAACCTACAGTTGTAAAGCCAGCAGTTGACCTTACTTCTCTCATCTCTGATGAGGAACCATACTGATCCTGAGGAGGAATCATGGTAAAGAAAGCCAAGTTAGATGAGGAAGCACTGGCTCGACGAGCCAGTGCTCGAGCACATACCAGACGGGAATCAACAAAGATCCGTGAAGCATACAACAAAGAGGTATTGGAATTAGTTTACAATGCCCATGAACAAGATGACAGAACGTTTCTTAAACGAGGAAGCAAGCATAACCCTAAGGCAATTAGAGCTACTGCTTATGTACTCGGTGATAGAGCACGCAAAGTTCTAACTTCTATGGGTATCAATCCTCCGTTGAAGTTAGATATTATGTATCAACGGAACGAAAGCAAGTCGGTTAATGCTGTTACCAACTATACCGATATTCAAATTGCTTTTGATATGGGTATGGTTGATCCTACTGACATGAATAAAGTTGGAGAGTTGTTGGCCGCACTCAAGGGTGTTGTTTATCACGAAGGTGGTCACATACTTAACACATTGCCATGGCCAGTACTATTTGACTGTGCTTTAATGGATAACAATCTGTCACCTGTATCAACATCAACTTCACCTGACCGTTGGGGTGATGATTTTTCTAAAAGATACCCAGCGTATTTGCTTGAACGAGATACAAACACGCTTAAAACAATAGGTCAGTTGTTTCCAAACCCCAATGTAAGACAACCTGAAAGTGCAAATCGCTCTCATGATTTGTACAATGAGCATGTTAGATACTTTGATCAAGTTGTGACTGAGTTACAACCAACTTGGAACCTGCTTGAAGATGGGCGCATGGAACATGAGATGGTCAATAACAACTTGCCAATGGAAAACTATTTCACTGCACTTGTCCTTAACTACATAGTTGATGAAGGTGAGCCAGGGTATGCATGGCCATTTGTTATCACTAGAACATACCTTGATGAGGAGTTGTTAGATAATGTTAGACAACTTGCATATAAGTTTGCTTCTGATAAAGGTATGGACCTTAGCATTGTTGACCGCATTGAAGATCAAGTTCATGTGTATCGTCAAGCTAAGTCAGCAAATGATGTAGTTATTGCTACTTGGCAAATGCATTACCTCATTACCGATTGGATTATTGGTGGTAAGTCTAAGAGTGGTGATAACCCACCATCTGAAAGCGAACGTGAAGGTAAAGGAACACCTAATCCTGGATCTACTACTCCGAGTCGTTACAGTAATCAAGGTAAAACTGAAGTCAATGAGAAACCAACTTTTGGTGATAAGACTAAAGGTTGGGAGAACAAACCTGGTGAAGGTGAACAACCTGGTGAAGGTGAACAACCTGGTGAGGGCAAGCAACCTGGTGAAGGTGAAGGCACCATTGAAGGTGACGGAAATAAACAGGGTGAGAAATCTCCAGAAAAAGAAACCACAACCATTAGCCCTACTGGTGGCACCAAAGGTACTGGTGGAAGCATCAAGGAAAACGTTGACTACAAACAGATACGTGAAGACTTGAAAGCAAAAACCAAGGAAGCAGTAGAACGCATTGTTACTGCTAAGGAAGCAGAGGATGTTATTGCAGAGATAAATACTGAATTGATGCGAGAACTACCACACAATCCTGCCGTATCCACAATGTCAGGTGAGTTGTTAGCTGACTCTATGGCAGTAGCCAATCAAATGTTGGCTGCTCTTGAACCACTAGCATTGACTGCTGATCCTGCTTGGCGTTTCCGTCAGGAACATGGTGTGCTTGACCCTACTGCATACAAGATGCACGAGCCTGGTGACTCAGACTACTGGGTTGACTACGAGGGAGAAGGTGCTCATGGCCATAGTCTTGCTGTGTCTGTTATGTTAGATACATCAGGATCTATGCAGGGTTGGATGGATCAACTATCAGTTGCGGCATTTGGTATTCGTAATGCTTGCGACAACTTAGGTATCCCTTGCACTGTTTCAACCTTTGATACTGAACCGTACATGATGTGGGATCACGATGAGGTTGCACAACCCGTGCTTATACATGACGGTGGTGGCACCAATCCTTTGGATGGTTTGCGACAAATTAAAAACCAAGGTGCTGGTAAAAAACGCCACCTTGTTGTTATACTCACTGACGGTGAGTGGTCGCACGTTAATTCCATTAAACCATTTGCACAACAAGGTCAGTACTGGTTATTAGTAGGCCTTGGCAATGTAGATTACGCCCGTGAATTAGTTAGTCGTAAGGGTGCTGATGCATCAATTGGTATTGATGACGTAATGAATCTCCCCAAGGAGATTGAGAAAGCTCTTATCGGATTCCTAGCCTAGGAGGTTATATGGAATGGTCAGATGTTTCTGACGTAGAGATAGAGGAAGAACTACCTGGTGTTATTCAGGTAGTAAAGATAATCAGATATGACGTTGAACACGTCTTATCTGCAATGCAAATGGACGGAGAGTTTCCTAACCCAACCATAGATGACATTCTCAATGTTGTTGCTGGTTGGGCTTCGGAAGACTTTGGGTGTCAGTGGGGTCATCCCACTGATTCCACAAAGCTAATGTACTTGGATGACTTAGGTAATTCATTGTATGTTCCGGAGGAAGAATGAGTGGACAACTCAGTTCGGCAAACGTGCCGGCGTCCAATTCGCTGTATCTTCCTAGCCTCGATATCAATCTATTTGATTATCAAGTAGAAGCGTTTGAATGGGCTGTTGATAAACAACAATCTTATTTAGCGTTAGATATGGGGCTGGGAAAAACAGCAGTAGCAATTGCAGTTGCTTCAGCATTAGTGGATCAATTGCAACAAAAAGTACTTATCATAGTTCCCCCAAGTCTTATATTAAATTGGGTAACAGAATTTGGTAAGTTCAATAAAAACATAAGGGTTGCCGTGTTGCGTGGTAAATCCCCTTCTGGGCTACCAGATGCCGATGTATACATAATCGGTAACGCAGTTTTAGCACAATGGGTTTTAGTACTTATGGGGGAAATAGACGCCCTCATAGTTGACGAAGCCCATTTCTTTAAGAATAACTCCAAGCGTACAAAGGCCTTGATAAGCCTTAGTCAATACATGCCCACTAATGCAATACGTGTTCTTATGTCAGGAACACCTGCGCCCAATGGGAGAAACATGGAGTTAGTTACCCAGTTAGATACTCTTGGCCCTAATGCATGGCAAGGAGTTGGTGGTATTGGGTATTTTTGGCAACACTATGCCCCTTGGTCTGGAGTAATTATTAATGGGAAGAAAGTAGGAAGAATATCCACTAATGATCTAGACCTTAAAAACAAAATGCATGCTTCTTTTATGTTTAGGCGTAAAAGAGATGAAGTGTTAGATTTACCTACAAAGACAAGAGCAACTGTTGTTCTTGAGGGAACAGGTACCGCTGTTGATGACTACATAGCTTGCGAGAACGATTTGATTGCATGGCTTGAGTCTTTGGACAAGGATACAACTGGGGCCGAGAGAGCATACGCATTGGTGCAACTTGGTTTTTTGCGTAAGCATGTGGGTAAAGCTAAGGTTGAATCAATCATCAAGTTTGCATCTGAAGTATTAGATAATGAACCTGGTGGTTTGTTCATTGTTGCCGAACACATAGACACTATGAATGCCTTAACTGCTGGTCTTAGCAAATATAAAGTTTGTGAAGTCCGTGGGGGTATGTCAGAGTCTGCTAAACACAAAGCAGTCAACGACTTTAATAGTGGCGCTTCAAGAGTTATGGTAGGTCAGATAATATCTGCTGGTACGGGCTTGACTCTTACTGGTAACGGTATTAATGTGAACCACCGAACAATCATTGCGCAGTTACCGTGGAATCCTGCCTCGCTTAAACAAGCAGAGGATAGAGTCCACAGAATTTCACAGTCAATGGATGTGTGCGTTACCATTCCGCTGTGTCATATAGAGGGGCGCCAAACAATTGATGAAAGATTGTGGGGTGTACTTGAAGATAAGGCGTTCTCAACAGGAATACTTATTGATGGGGAAGCTGAAGTGTTACTTGAAACAATCCAAAACGGAGTACTTGACTCCTACAAACGAAAGAAGGTAAATCCATGAAAGTTAACTCATTCAATCTAGGTAAGGAATGGTTAGATAAGAAGAAAGCACTTGCTGAATTGCAAGCTGAATTTGATGAGTTAGATTCAAAGCTCAAAGAGTTCATGTTTTCTACTGGCCTTAAGACCGTTGAAGTAGACAAGAGTGTCATTGAGTTGCAGGTTAACGCTCGCAGATCATTCGATGCTATTGCATTGAAAGACATGATAAGTGCTTCAGTCTTTAACAAGATAACAAAGCCAACTGTTGACACAGCATTGATTGACGCCGCAGTTAAGTTGGGCACAATCAAGCCTGATGTGGTTGAACAAGTGACCAAGAAAACCGAATACAAACAACTACGAGTGAAGTGAGGAAACAATGAGCACATCAACAAATGTACATTTAACTGGTTTTTACAACCCAAAGGTAAGCATTGAATTTAATGACTACCTTGATTGCGGAGCCCCATTTAGGACACTGAAGCTATGCGCAGGAGAACATGAGGTAAATGTGTTCTTCATGGAACACACTGAACCAAACTTAATTGAGGTTCTTAAGCAGATCATTGAGTCAGCAACTAATAAGTTGAATGAGTTGTCTGTCTCGGCATGGGTAAATGCAGTCAAAGAATTGGGGGAGGAATGAACGAGCCTATTGGAGTTAGCGCATGGATTCATCCACCTGTAAAAGGTAGGGATGAATGGTTAGTTGAACTAACAACAAAGGAAGGGGTGGGTAGTAAGGAGTTTAGTTCCTCTGCCCAAGCGTTTAGATTCCTTGAGCAAGCAGCAGAAAATCTAGTAGCACGTCTTGGCCCGATGAAGGTTGAGCTATTCTCAAACAAGGAGAGATGACATGCCAGGATACAACATGCCCGACGGTTGTTACGAGAGTGACATACCTGGTTGGTACGACGAAGACATAACCACAATGGTTTATTGTGACGACTGCCAAATCGACTTTGAAGCAGAAGTTACTTACAATCGTGGTTCAGAACACGGGGATGTAACTTGTCCCGAATGTAATAAGGAATGGTTTTACGAATATGACAACTAACCAAAACAACAACAACAACAAGGAGCCAGTAATGTTTACCTATCACGGAGTGTTTGAAGAGTACGGAAAGTCACCTGCTACACCGCAAGAGTGGCAGACCTGTGAAACAACACATGACTACGTTTGGATGTTCTATGTAACATCTGATTTCACTAAGTCAATGATGATGTCTTACTTGAATGACCATCAGAATCCAAAGATTGTCGAGAAAGAAATGGATCAGTTCATGGAAGAACTACAGCGTCAGACTGGTTTGTCTGTTGAAGAAACGGCCATGTATGCAAGACTTGGGCAGTACATTGTGCAAGACCGTGAGTACAGGGATAACCCTGAGGGTGCCCGTCAACGTGCTTACGAAAACTTCCAAGAACATATGGAAGTTAAAGAACAGTTTGATAATGCTGAAAGCATTGAAGACTTGGATATGCCTGAGGAAATTGTACGCATGGCAGAAGAGTTCAACAATATGCTTGAAGAACGGCATGAGAAGAACCACAAAATTGAAGCTGAGCTTGCTTCTCTTGAAGCAGATATGTTGGCTGATGAATTGGCTGGAGTGTTTACTGAACTTGAAAATCTTCTTAAGAATATTAATGAGGAGGATCAGTGATCACTATCCAAACACTCAAAGACATGTTGTTGGATCTTAAGAGAAAGACAAGTAAAGACATACATGATGAGCTCATGCCGTTTATTATTCCTATAAAAGATATGGAGAAAGAACTCTTTGGTGCCCCCTTATCATGTGTACCATTCGGTGATGGGGATACTTATAGGTTAATTAGGTTCCTTTCAAAGAGAGTTGAAATGATGGAAGGTTGCACACAGTTTGCCTACATTGCTCCAGGCAATGGTACCAACGTTGACACAAATGAAAAAAAGAAAGTCTTCTTGTTGTTTGTTGTTGAAAGCTATAACAAAGTATGGGTTGGTACTTGGGATTATGAGTCAGAGGAGTATATTGTTGATCCTCTTGAGTTAGGTGAAGATGATGCAAAGGGTGACCTAATGGTTGCCATGAAGTTGTTTGCTTACCAATTAGCCTGTGTTAAGAATGGGGTACTCAAACCTGACTTTTACAAACAAGCAGTGGACATAGTGCAGAGCACAATGACAGTACTCATTGAACGTCAACGAACTTCAGATGATTCTTTAACCACTACTCAGGAGAGTGAGTAATGAAACTAAGACCAGGATTTGAAGACCTGGCCAACAGGGTGCACTGTGAATTTACCGCATCTTTTCCCGAACAAGGTTGGGATAAGATTATTATTGATTGTCATAACAAGTTGATAACTATTGATCCTGATTATGTGATACATCAAATCAAAGAAAAGTTTGGAACACTTAGATACTACATTTACAGCAGTCTTGCTGACAAAACAGAAATAAATAAATGTATTAGACAAGCAGAAGAACTAAGTGCGGTGACTTGTGAATGGTGTGGTGAGCCTGGTAAGTTAGATCGTGAAGAGCGATGGATTAAAACCTTGTGCTCTGAATGTGAATCTAACAGAAAGGTTAGACGAAATGACACGACAGCATCAGTCTTCTTCCATGAGGAAACTGCTTAAAGAAATCAAAGACTTAGGGTTTAACGTAACTCAAAATAAGTCAGGAACGTATGTACTTGTACCGCCGGCTCACATTGATGGGCCGGCGTATACAACTCATGCAACTGAGTCTGCCTTTCATCCGATAAAGCGAGACTTTAAAAAACTGTACAAGATAGAACTGTGAGGACATATGGAAACTAAAGAATGGCGATCTATGGCTGCTTGCCTTGGAATACCTACAGAAAGATTCTTCCTTAGAAAAGGGGAATCAAGTAGAGAAGCAAAAGAAATATGTAACACATGCTCAGTCAAAGCTGAGTGCTTAGATGAAGCTGTACACATCAACCCTATATATGACACCTATGGAATTTATGGTGGCAAAACATCTAGAGAACGTAACAAAATACGTAAAGAGCTAGGTCTTGTATTTGCTCCTATAAACCATAAGCATTAAGAGCAACCCCTGACGGGAGTCACTGTAACTAGTGGCCCCGTCAGGGGTGCTTTTTTTTGTCAATTTTTTGTCTGTAAATTTCAGTGGATAGTGTAGACTAGTACTCGTCGCAAGCGTGATACCGTCCAAAGGAGAACCATATGAGCCTGTGCCGTGGTCCATTATGTAGTGAAAAAACTGTGGCTAAAGGATTATGCGCCGCCCATTACAAGCAATTGAAGCGTGATGGAAAGTTGCATATCATTGAGAAGTCACAACTTCCAGAAGATAAGTTTTGGAAAAACATAAAGAAAGAAGAAAATGGTTGCTGGACATGGACAGGAACCGTTGATAAAGGTTATGGCCGTATGTATGTTGGAAACAAAGCATTCCAATCGCACAGATGGTCGTATGAGCAACACAGACATGTGTCTTTGACTAAGGCCGAAACACTTGACCACTTGTGCAGAAACACACTATGTTGTAATCCTGAGCATCTTGAAAAAGTTGCTCTAATTGAGAATATTGAAAGACAGCACCTGTATCATGCACTCAACGCAGAAATCAAAAGACTGCGTGAGTTCCTTACTGATATTGGTTACGATCCCGATACTTTACAAAAGGAGTTGTGATATGTGGATAGTTATGGCAATTATTTTGTGCGTAATTTTGTACTATGTAGCAAGTCAAATAGATGGAGATGAATAATGCAAACGTTTGTACCACACGGAAGTGACTTCACCAGCAATGCCATGGTTCTTGATCGGCAACGCCTTGGTAAACAGAGAGTTGAAGGATTACAAATAATTAATACGTTGCTCGGTTACAGCGACGGTTGGGTAAACCATCCAGCAGTAAAGATGTGGAAAGGGTATGAGCAGGCCCTTGTTAAGTACACATTGAGTGTGTGTAGTGCATGGACACTAAAAGGTTACAAAGACACTTGTGCCACAAAGATATTAGAAAAGAGCATTGAATCAGGGTTGCTTGTTCCAGAAACTGTTTGGGCAGATATTGAGTTACCCACTTGGTTAGATGACCCTGAAGTGATGGAATCACATAAGTCAAATTTACTTCGTAAGTTACCTAGCCATTACTCAAAGTATTGGCCTGAAGTGTCACCTGACCTACCTTACAAATGGCCAACCCCAAGTTCAAAGGATGTTAAATAATGATTGAGTTTATGATGTTTGTGTGTGTCCCCGTAATATTTATTTTGGCATTATTTTCCGTGCTTTTTGCAGATAACAGTGAGTCTGCAGTAATAGCACGACAAAAAAGAGCTGAAGATATTTGGGGAGCTGACTCCGAGGATGACGAACAAAACTATAAGCTACAAAGAGAAATGTCTCAGTACTACAAGAACGAAATCTTTGATAGACAACAGGGGGATAAGTAGTACTGCACCTTGTTGCAATCGTGGCCTCGTCCAAAATAGAAAACCCCTAGTGGTGCCAGTTTGGTGCCGCTAGGGGTTCTTTTTTTTTGTCACAAATTACTGATTAAATTTACAAGTCGTTCTAATCCAATGTTTATGTCTCTTGAAGCAATCTGCTCCCGCATTGGCGTACCGAGTTCTTCTCGAACTTTTGGATCGCATAGTCTTTTTATAGACTTAATCCAATCCGTAGGATTTTTAGCAATAACTCCAACACCTAAAGTTTTACTTAAGTTTACATATGAATCTAGGTCTTGAGCAATAAATGGAATTCCAGAAGCAGCGTACTCTAAACCTTTAATATCAGATTTTGCCATATTAAATGGTGTTTTATTTAATGGAACAATACCAACATCCATAGTTAACAAACTTGGGTATTCCCCAGCTGGAGCTAGTGGTCTCACTGTTACTAGACTTGGTTCAACGTTTAGTTTACTAGCAAAAGAAGGGGCAGATAGGTGGTCACCACCGTGATACAGCTTGACCTTACCAGCATTGGCTAATGGGGGTAGTATTCCTTTTAGAGTTTCAATATCTTTACTTCTGTGTGCCGTTGACCCAACCCACCCAATTACAGG